AACCACTTTTCTGGGGCTCCTTACTTCTGTAACAATGAGGAAGCCATTCCTCGCGTCCTCAGGGACGTGGCTCAGATTCGATCTAGGGCGAGGTCTCTCGACCCCTATGTTTCTGGTCGCCGCGTTCAGCATGGGGATGCTGGTCCGAAGGGTCGTCTCGTATGGATGGCTCCCTTGGCTACGACTATCTTGGCTACGCAGTTCGCGAAGCCAGTTTACGAGAAGCTGGTGGGACACCCATCTCTCGCATACGCAAGGACGTTCCTCGAACTCGGAGCAATCACGGCTGAGTTCACGTCGAAATTCGAGAGAACATACTGTCTAGACTTTTCTGCTTTCGACGCTTCACTGTCAGCAGAGATAATAGATGACGCGTTCCGTATCCTCAGAACGCATCTCGAACTCAACGAAGAAGACAAGGAGATGTTCGATCGGCTTATCAATGATTTCATCCACACTAGAATTGTCCTTCCAGACAGTTCCATGTGGCAAGTGCATCGTGGCGTGCCTTCTGGGTCTGCGTTTACATCACTTGTCGACAGCGTCTGTAATATCATCATCATTAACTACATCTGGATAAGGCTTACTGGGCGTGCTCCAGAACCAGATGAAGTGATGGTACTTGGAGACGATAGTATAGTGGGCTCAAACCACAACTTCAAGCTGGCAACCATTGCAGCAGTGGCTAAGGAGTTGGGGATAACACTGAGCGTCGCCAAATCACGTGTAACGCGATGCGGAGACATGATACCTTTCCTTGGGCATGAGTGGAAAAGCGGACGGCCTCATCGTCGTGGCAATGACATAGCGAAAAGGCTTGCTTACCCAGAGCGCTACAGTCCTAGACTGAAGGATCCAGCATACTCATTCCTGCGTCTGTATTGTATGACAGCAGACGCCGTAGAAGCACACCATCTATTCCTTCAAGTCGTCGAAACATTTAGTGGAGACGTCGAACAAGCGTTTAGACAGTCACTACTTCGAGTAGGATCGGAAGAAGTTGATTTGTCGGTAGGCCAAGGTAGACTGAGATACCTGGAAGAAGTCGAAGACAGCAAAGCAGTCAAAAGTCTGGCAGTAGGAACTAGGCTTGCGATGATAGGCCG